CATTGCTCCCGAGGGACGTGGACGACGCGCACCCGTTGCGCGTCCTGCTGGACCAGGTAAACCCGCAGGATACGTGGCGGGAGATGATCTACACCACGCTCTTCGACCTGCGCGCGACAGGAAATGCGTACTGGGAACTCGTGGGCGGGAAGAATTACGCGCCGCCGAAGCAACTGCGGCGGATGCGCCCGGATCGCGTGAAGGTGGTGCCCGACGCTACCGACTGGGTGCAGGGCTATGAGTTCAGCGCGAACGGCGCAACGGTGCAGTATGAGCCGGACGAGGTCCTGCACTTCCGCTACCCGCACCCTCTGAATGACTTCTACGGGCTGTCCAGTGCCGAGACATTGGAGCAGGTCCTGAAGGCGGACTGGTCGCGGCTGATGTTCGCGGTCAGCACTTTCGACAACAACCTGAACCTGGGCGGTCTCCTGATACCCAAGGGCGACGTGGGTATCAACGAGGACGAACTGCGCAGGCTCATCGACGTGTTTGAGAAGAAGCACAAAGGCGCGGACAACGCGGGCAAGGTTGCGGTCCTGCAAGACTTCATCTGGCAACAGACGCAACAGAGCGCGCGTGACGCTGAGTACCTTGGAATGGCGCAGAGGCACGACACCGAGATCAGCGCGGTCACGGGTGTGCCCACGCAGTTGTTCCGGGCCGAGGACGTGAACCGGGCGAACTACGCAGCGGCCCAGTTGCAGTTCTGGTCGGACACCATGCAGCCGCTCCTGGACCTCGTGGCAGGCAATATCAACGAGTTCCTCGCGCCGCGGTACGGTGACGACATTGTGACCCAGTTCGACCTGACAGTGGTCAAGGCGCTGCAGGAGGACATGGGCGCGCAGGCCGAGCGCGAGGACGTGGCGTTCAACTCTGGCGTGACCAGCATCGACGAGTACCGGCAGGCGCTTGGCTACGACGCGCTGCCGGATGGCGCTGGACAGCGTTACAAGCGCAAAGTGACAGAGCAGTGGGTGACGCTGGAGGAGATCGCCAACCCGCCCGAGCCTGAGCCGCAGCCATTGCCGCCGCAGTTCGCGCCACCTGTAGAGGATACCGATTCCGGCGCGATAGAGCCGCCAGGACGCGACGAAATGCCTGCGGACGAGGAAACACCCAAGGGCGCGATTGCGACGCGCGAGAAAGCCGTTATCGCGGCAAATAATGCGGTCCCTTTCGGGTCCAGCGAGCACGCGGCGATAGCGAAAGCGTTTGACGACCGGATCGCGCCGCGCGAGGATGCGTTGGAGCGTGACGTGATCGCCTGGGGCGACGACCTGCGGGACGAAATACTCGGGAAGCTAGAGCCGTTCAAGTCACTGAAAGCCAGCGTACCGGACGCGGATGCGCTGCTATTCAACGTTGACGAAGCGGGCAATGCGCTCTGGAAGACGGTGCGCGGCGCGGCGCTGGAGGCGGCAATAGCCGAGGGCAAGGTGGTCCTGGGCGAGATTGCACTGAGGATGCCAAACGCGGGCGACCTGTTCTTCGACAGGGAAAACCCGCGCGTGGTGGCGCACCTGCGGGACAAGCAGCTCAAGGTCAAGACTGTCGCGGAGAACCTGCATGCGGACCTGCGGGCGCGTATAGTAGCAGGCGAACGGGCGGGCTTGCCGATCAGCGACATTGCAGACAGTATCCAGCAGCGGTTCGGGCAACTCAAAGACTATCAGGCGCGGCGTATCGCACAGACGGAGATCGTTGGCGCGAGTAACGTTGGCGCGGCGGCGGCTATTGAGCAGGCCGATCTTGATCAGGAATGGATTGCCACGCTCGACGACAGGGTGCGCGATACCCACGCGGCGCAACACGGGCAAGTGCGCAAGGTCGGCGAGACGTTCGAGAACGGGTTGCTGTACCCAGGCGACCCGAACGGTAAGGCGTCCGAAGTGATAAACTGCAGGTGCAGTGTCGCGGCTGTGATACCAGAGGACTGACGGAGAGGAGTGAACCATGAACCAGCCGACTGGCGCGGCGTTTTCGCGCATCTGCACCATGCCATCCGAGGTCAAGGCGCTCACTGACGACGCCGACGGCGCTCGCTACGTGGAGGGCATCGCCTCGTCGGGCGCGCTGGACAGGCATGGTGAGGTTGTAAACCAGGTCGCTTTGCACCGGGCATTTCAGAGCGCATTCGCCCGGACGGGCAAGGGCCTGCCGTACCTGCGCGACCACTGGACGGGGAACGTCATCGGCAAGGTGGTCGACTTCCGGCTGGACGGCGACCGCGTAGTCACCCGCGCGAAGCTCCTTGCGCCGGGCAAGTCGCAGCCTGCCGACGAACTGTTCAACCTGCTGGAAGCGGACATCCCGCTGTCGCAGAGCATCGGGTTTAACCCATTGCCGGGCAGACATGCCTGGGACTTCAGCAAGTCGGGCGGCGAGGACGACGATGGTGTCTGGCACTGGGGCGGGCCGGAGGGCGACAAAGACTTCGATCTGCTTGAGCTTTCCGCAGTGACCATCGGCGCGAACATGGACGCGGACCTGCAGCTCGGCAAGTCACTGGGCCTTGCAATGGACCGCCCGTGGTTGCGCAAGGAAGACAGAATCATCGCAGGCGTTGCACTCGCGGACCTTGAGGACCCCGAGGAGTTGCGCTTCTATGACGACCTTGACAGGGCGCTCAAGGCGTTGATCGGCATCGACAATATCGCGCGACACTGGCTGAAAGAGGGGCGAGCCCTATCGCCCGAAACTCTGGAAGCCCTGATGAGCCCCATCATCAGCATCGCGGATGTGTTGAAAGCCGGGCGCGTCTTGAGTGACCGTAACAGGGAGGCCGTGGTATCGGTCAGGGCCGCGCTGGACGACGTACTCGCACGCGACGACGCAAGCCGGAGCCGTGGGCAGGAAGACGCGATGGACGACGGCGAGGGCACCAAGGAAGCAGCGAGTACATTGACAGCGTTTGGGCGGCTTTTGCTCGGCAAGTAGCAAGCAACACCACAAACAGACATAGCAAACGGCCCGGCGCAATCGCGTCGGGTTTTTCGTTTGCGGGGAGATCACGATGGCGAACGAGGAACTGAGTCTGAAGCTGCGATCCGTCCTCGCCGAGAAGGTCGGCCTGGACATCGACAGTGCCACGAATGACCCGGATACTGTCCGGGCGCTGGACGAGACGGTCAAGGCCGTGCTCGGTGTCGTAGAGGAGCGCGGCGATGCCGTCACCGAGAACAAGACCGCTGAGGTCGTCAACGGCATCGACATTGGCGCGCTGACTGACGCGATCAACGCGCGGACTGCTGAACTCAAGTCCGCCCGTCCCGCCGCGTCGCCTGACAGCAGGTCCGAACACAAGGTGCGCGCCGACCTGCGCGACGCTGCCAAGGCGATGCCAGACGTCATCGAACACGCGAAGCGCGCGGGCGGCATCTTCAAGCTCGTCACCGGCGGCACGCCGTCACTGCAGTATCTCATCAGTCACCCGACTACTGATGACAACGTGAAGATGCTGCAGCGGGCCAATGACGATATGCTGCTCCTGTCCGCCGCGATGGGCGTGGGCACCAAGGACTCGCGGGTTCCGTCTATCCAGCACCTCGACTGCTGGAAGAGCTTTGCTGAGACCGCCGGGCAGTTCGCGAAGGCGATGAACACCACGGACGGGTCTGCGTGGACACCCACCGTGTACTCCGATATGTTCCTGGAGAACGTGTACCAGCTCACGAACGTGGCGCAGTTGTTCCCGCGCTTCCCGTGGCCCGGCACTGGTGGGACTGCTACTGTACCCGCCGAGGGCACTGACATCAACGTGTATGCGTCCGGGGAACCGACGCTGGACGACGGCGAGGCGAAGTTCCGGGCGAATACCCCTGGTGTCGGCACCAGCGTAACGGTGACCGCTAAGACGCTGGCCTCTCGCGTGATCGTGTCTTGGGAGATGATCGAGGACAGCATCATCGACGTGCTCGACCAGATCCGCACGAAGATTCAGCGCGCCCACGCCTTCGACCTGGACGACGCGATCATCAACGGGGACAGCGACGGTACGCACATCGATACCGGCCTGTCTCTGCTGAGTGACGACCGCAGGGCGGTCTTCAATGGTTTGCGCCGCAAGGCTATCGCGGATACGACCACTGCGACCAACTGCGCCACCTACGCGAACTTCGAGCAGTTCATGGCCCCGCTGCTGCTTATGGGTGCCTACGGGCAGATGGAGTCCAGCAGCCCCGACCGCGCCAGTGACACCGTGTTCCTGTGCTCCCATCCGACGCGGATCAAGATGGGCTGGCTGCGCGACACGCAGAACAACAACCTGTTCCTCGTCGGACAGTTCCCCGGTGCGCCGTATGTGGCAAGCACGGGCAAGTTCGACAACTTCGCCGGATTCCAGCGGGTCGCATCCGCGAAGATGCCCGACAACCTGAACGCAAGCGGCATCTACGACGGTACCACCAAGACATACTCATCTGCGTTGTGGATGTACGTCCCGGCGTGGCACATCTACGACAAGCGCGGCCTGTCGCTTGCGATGGTGGACCGCATCGAGGAGGGGCAGCGCGTGATGGTCGGTCACCAGCGGCTGGCATTCCAGCATATGTACGGTGACAGTGCGCACACCACCTCCGTTCTGTACGGCTTCAAGAGCACGACCCCGACCTGGCCTGCGTAAGCAATGAGCCCGACCACGGGCTTGACGGGACACGGGGGCGGTGCGCGTTAGCGTGCTGCCCCCAACCCATTCTGTACCCTATCACCCCGACCCCATCGGCTATGACAGCCGGTGACAAGAGGGATAGGAAGGAGGCCAAAGACGATGGCATATCAGCGCAGCATTCCGTGGGTGTGGGACGACTTTGCGACCACCGACGCTTCCAGCGGCTACATGATCGGGATGGTCCTGGAGCAAGGCTACATCTGGAAGATCGAACAGTTCGGTGTCCAGGCGAAGACGACCTATGCAGCGCAGGACACGAACTACCAGACGTTCTACCTGAAGGACGCAAGCGGCAACACCATCGCCAGCGTCGCGAACGGCGCTGCGTCCAGCGGCCTCGCGATTGGCCCTGCCGTGGCGACGGGCGTAGACGATAGCATGGCTGCATCCTACCAGTACATCGACGCGACCGCTGCCGAGGGCGTTGTGTACGTGACAACTGAGGCGACTGGCACAGGGCGCGCGATGCTCGGCGTCCACGGCTGGGTCAAGGCGACGCCGATGCGCAAGGGCGTGTAGACATCGCGCCTGACGAACTGACGAACGCAATAGCGAGCCCGGTACCGTGCTAACCTGCCGGGCTCGTGTCATGCAAGGCCCCGCAAGGAGCGGGACCGAGAATACACGAGATCAGAGAGGACGTGCCGGAGTGAACACGCGCTTCCGCCCCACGCCAAACGGCGACCTGCACCTGGGGCACGTTTGGATTTGCCTACATGACTTCGACATCGCCGCAAGGAGCGGCGGGAAGTTCGTCCTGATCGCGGATGATGACGTGTACCTGAAGCAGCGCCTGTACCTGCAGTCCCCGCCCGTGGCGAAGGTTGTGGACCGCATGGTCGAAGACCTGACGTGGCTCGGGATGCCACCGGATGACGTGCGATTGACCAGCGAGTTCCACGACCTGCACGTGGCGGCGGGCGAGCGGCTGGAGGTCAAGGAACCGCGCTTGCACGACAGGCGGGCGTCGTTCCTCGGGCGCTACATCATGCCGCCCGAGAGTTCCGCGCAGGAAGACCACTATCACCCGTGGTTCACCCTTTGCCGGGTGGTGGACGACCACGCGCTGGGCATCGACGCATTCCACCGGGGGGAGGGGTTAGTCGGCGAGCGGCAACTCTACGACTACTTTTGCAGCGTGCTCGGGTTCAGAAGCGTGCGCCAGAAGTACCTGCCGCATGTCTGGCGTGAGGGCGCGGATGCGAAGGAGTCCAAGTCGGTGGCCTGCACGACGGTGCGCGAACTCAGGAACGCTGGTTACGCGCCACAGCAGGTCACAGAGACGCTTTTAGCGTGCAGCCGGGGTGTAACCGCAGGCGGGCGCATAACGCTGCCCAAGGGCGTCCTGACGCCCAAGCGGGTGCGCTGGCTGATTGACCCGCAGTTTGCGGTCAGCGCCGAAAGCTCAATACCAGCGGCAGTCGGCACGGAGTGGGAGCGCGACGTGCGCAGAGCGGCGCGGGCATTGGTCCGCGAACACAAGAAGGGACTGGTGCAGAGTGCAGATAGGGCTGGATGACTACAAGCCCGAGGAACTGGAGTACTTTCAGGACCTCGGGGTTACCTGGACGAAGCTGAACTGCATCGACGTGGACAAGGGCGTCGATGAACAGTTCATCACGAAAGCCGAGAGCGCGGCGAACAACGGCCTGCGCATCGTGGCGGACATGCGCCCGAGCGCGGCACTCCACGAGGCGATCAGCAACGCGCGGGTCCAGGCGGACGAGGACGGCAGCGCGTTTGAGGCGCTCATTGAGCCGCTGGTCTCCGGCGTCACCGCAAACGTGCAGCGGTACGGGGAACTGGTCAGCGCGTGGGAGTTCTGGGGCGAGTATGATTGCCCCTATGTCGGCGGGTTCTTCCCCGGCAAGGCGGTCACGTACCCGAACATCCTGAAGCGCGTACACGCGGCGGTCAAGGACGTTGACGCAAACGCCCCGGTCTGGAATGGTGGGTATGGCGTGAACTTCCAAAGGCACTTCGCGGACGCGCTCATCGCCGAAGCGCCGGATGCCTTCGACGCGCTCAACTGGCATCACTACAACATCACCGAGTACGGCGCGAACTGCGACGCGCTGGGCAATGTGGCGAACATCGACACGCTGGCGAAGCGCGTATTCGCCACCAGCGAGAAGTTCCGCACCATGTTTGCGGGCGTGCGCGAGACGATGGACGCGGCGGGCTGCAAGCAGCCGTTCGTGGCAAGCGAGTGGGGGATGCCGGTAGTCCCGGACGAAATGGCGGCGGGCGCGCGGTTCATCGGCCTGTTCAGTTTCGTCTTCCAGAGCGGCACCTTCGGCCTGGGCGATACGGAGGCCTGCGCGTACCTGGACGGCTGGCTGAGCACATTCGCGGAAGCGGGCATGGAAGTGCTGATCTACCACCGGCTGCGCGACGACGTGCCCCACGGGACCGACAAAAACGGGACCTTCTGGGGCGTTTACTGCGGGCTACTGGACGCGGCGGGCGAGCCGAAGCGCATGTACGGTGCGCTGAAGGACTGGGCGAGAAAGGCGGCGGGGTAGATGGCTGCGGACAAGATCGAACTGCTATCGGAACTCGCAATCTGGAAGCGCCGGGCACTCGCGGCGGAACGGGAACTTGCCGAACTCCGCACCGAACTGCGCCAGGCGCGCCAGCAGCGCGCGCAGTCGCCACGCTACGAGCCGGAGGTGGAACACGGTGTCTGAGGATAGCAAGCAGCCGGAACGCGGCGTGTTCGCCAAGCGCGTGAAAGACCTCGGTTCGGAAGTGCACGACGTGCGCACCGTGCTGATACTGGTGGCGAACGCGCTGGCGCGGGCCGGATACCTGCGCCTGCACGAGGTGCGGCGCATCGACAAGCTGCTGAACGCTGACGACGGAAAGGACGCTGCCTAGTGGACCTGGGCATCTGCAAGTACAAGCCAGACGCCGGGCCACTCTCGCGGCGTCTTTGCGCATCCTGGGCGCATTGGTTCGCGGACCTGAGCAGCGGCGACCTGCCGGATGATACCGCGCTGTTTGCGTCCTGCGCGGAGCACGGCCTGCGGCCGGTGCCGAACCTGCGGACCAGCATTGCGACATTGCGCAGGTTCGGCGCAGAGGGCGGCATGGACGGCGCGATTCAGTGGTACTCCGACTGCATCCTGCGGTACTGCGACACATACCCGGTGCGGGACATCGAGGTATGGGGCGACGCCGACATTGCGTTCATCGCAGGCGGCAAGGCGAACCCGCTTGACTACGGGCGGGTACTGACTGCAGTGTACTGGCGCGTCAAGTCTGCGCGGCCTGACGTGACAATCTGGACGGGCGGGTTCGGCGCTGACTTCGCGGTGAACTTTGTAGACGATGGGGTCGCGCGTCATGCGCCGGAGGCATTCGACGTTTGCAACCTGCACCCGTTCGCGAGCCTGAACCCTCCCGATCCTGGACCGTACCGAGCGACGGCGGCGATCCGCATCGACAGGATGCGCAGGACGCTGGACAAGAAGGCGAAGGGGCAACCGTTCGCGAGTACCGGGTTCGGCCTGCCGACCGTGCCTTTCGACGGGCCACCGCCACAGGCATTCGGCAGGTACTGGCGCGTGGCGCAAGGCGCGTGCGCACCGTTGGAGCACGAGGCGCTGGCGTGGTATGTGACGCTGCTCGAACTCATGCGTGACTGCGGGTTCCTGACGGTGTGTCTGCTGCTTGACGACTTCAGCGATGGGCAAGTGCCGCGCTTCCAGCAGTGGTGCGGCCTGCGCAGAGAGGACGGGACTGAAAAGGCGTTCGTGGAAGGACTGTGCGACTGGGGGCACACCAATGCCGAGAGGAAAACGTGACAGGCAGGCGCGGTGCCCGGTTTGTAGCGGGCTACTTGCGCCGATAGCGACGAAGCGGGCGGTGCCCAAGTTCTGCCCATACTGCAGCGCGGTCCTGCCGGACCCGAACACTGCCGGGTACAACCGCATGATAACCAGCACGAGGGTGCGAAAGTGAGGGCGTGACCAATGGCTGACCTGCTGACGCCGGATGACGTTGCGCCCTTCCTGGGCATGGACGACACAAGCGCCGATTACGCGCTGCTGAACACGCTCATCGACGCGGCGCAGGAAACTATCGAGCAACTCACCAACCGGACACTTGCGACCGCGACCACGTATACCGAGTACCACGACGCGGGCGACACCCACATCTACGTTGACAGGCCGCCCATCGTGAGCATATCGGCCTTGTATGACAGCGCGTGGGACAAGGGCAGCAACGCGGCGCGCACGATTGCCAGCACCGGGTACATCACGGACAGCGACGACCAGGGCGCGAACTACCGCATGGGCAAGGTGGAACTCTGCAACACCGAAAGCACCTTCGGCGGCGGGCGTCTGGACGCGAAGGTGACCTATTTGGGCGGCTGGACCACGAGCACGCTACCTGCCGACCTGAAGCAGGCGTGGTGTGAACTGGTAGCCTTTTGGTTTGACAACCCGGAGCGGTTCAGCGTGGGCGCAAACAACCGGCACGTGCCGGTACCTCTCGCGAACGTGATCCGCAGGTACACGCTGCGGAGGAACTACTGATGAACTTTTCCCACGGTGCGGACATGACGGAAAGCGTCACGATCTGGCGCAAGCAGGTGAGCGCCACCAGCCCGGAATCATGGGAGCGCGTGGGTGCAGCGCGGCGGGCGCGCATTGAGCGGGTGTCGGATACCGACGCATTGCGCAGCGGCGCATTGCTGGAAGCGAACATTACCCACGAGGCGAAGGTTCTGGCGTCGGACGACTACGACGCCACGGGCGGCGGAATGCGCGTGCTCAAGTCGGCGCGTGACGGGCAGAACTACATGATCGTGCGGGTGGCGAGTGCAGGCGCGGAACGGCGCGGCGGGCGCACGCGGTATCTGCAGTTAAGCCTTAGCGAGCAAAGCCCGGCGGTGGTGTAGCGTGGAACTGCGGATGCAGGTTATCGGCGAGGAACGCACGCGGGCGCAGTTCGAGGCGATGGCACAGCGGATTGAAAGCGCGTCCAGCGACGCAGCGTTCGCGGCGGCGCAGTACGCAAGTGGGCAGGCGAAGCGCAGTTTCAGGACGGTGGGCAGCGCCGACCCGGACAGCCCGACAGGATATGCGGCACTCGGGCAACCAGTACCGGAACGCTTGACCAGCAGGACCGGGCGCTTGCGGGCGAGTATCGACGCTTTGCAGGATGGCGTGGGCAAGGCGCTCATCGGTAGCCCGGCAGTCTACGCGGCGATACACGAGTTCGGCGGCAAGACCGCGCCGCACGTGATCCGCCCGCGCAAGGCGAAGTACCTGCGTTTCATGGGCGCGAGCGGGAACCCGGTATACGCCAAGTCCGTGCGGCACCCAGGCAGCAATATCCCGCCGCGACCGTACCTGCGGCCTGCGGTGATGAACAACCTCGCGGAGATCAAGGCGCTCATCGTGCGCGTGTTCAGGCGCAAGCTCGGCGTCCAGGAGGGCTGACGCATGACCGAGACCGATTTGATTGAAGGCGTCGCCGCGCTCCTGCGGGCGTACTCAAACGAGCCGCTTGCCAGCATGGAGGTTCACACTCAACCGCAGATCGGCTACGAAGACGCGGATGGGTTCGTGGAGGTCAGTTTCAGCGCAGGCAGTGAGGTCTTCGAGGCTATCGGCAATCAGGCCGCCGACGAGGTGACGCTGCGCATCTACGCACAGTTCCCGTTTGCGGATACGGTGGTCAATCGCCAGAAGCTCGAAACCCTCTGCAGTCAGATACGCTACATCCTGCGCAATAACCGGGGCCTGACCACAAGCAGCGGCACCGCGACGCGCAATCAGCAGATACGGTGGAACTACGGTTTCGCCAGTGACGGCGCAGACGCACGCAGGCAGTGCGAGGTCTTCGTGACCTACAGGATACCGCAGGGCAGCACCGCGCCATAGGCGCGTGACGGATAGGACGCACGCAGCAATAGAGCCTCGCCAAGCGGCGGGGCTCATTCGATTCCTGCACACGTTTGGAGGTGCAACCCATGCCGGACACTGGCCTTGAGCAGTTTCTAGACTGGGGGACCGCGACCACGATTTCTGCCAGTGTCGGCAAGGTGACTGGCGGGTCGTTGGAGTGGGACTCGGCGTTGCAGCACCGGGAGGGCATCGGCGCACAGGACAGCATCGTCGGAGGGCCTATTGTACTCGGTGGCTCGTTCGACGTGATCCTGCAGAGCGAGGCGCTTCTCGCGTATGCGTTTCGCAGTGGCTACACCAGCCCAAGCATGACCGCGCTCTGTTTCGCGGGCGGCACCACGGGCGCGGGGCGCAAGCAGACCGGGGCATACATCAACACCCTCGGCCTGTCCGGGAGCGTCGGTGAGGCGCTGACCGCAAGCATCGAGTGGATGGCGCTAACTGACGCGACCTACAGCACCGCGCCTACAGCCTACGACACGGACCTGACCTGGGAGTGGTACAACGCCACCTGCAGCATCGACGGGCAGGCGCTGGAGTGCCAGAGCTTCGAGGTTTCGCTGAACAACAACCTGGAGCCCATCTACTCCATCGACGCGAAGACCGACAATCAGAAGCGCTGGCCCGACAGCCTGAAGATTGGTTCGCAAGAGGTCAGCGTGTCCTGCGACGTGCTCACTCGCCCCGGCGATACCACGATTGCGGACATCATCGCCGACAGCCTGAGCACGGACAACACCATCAGCATCACGTACCTGGGCGGCACCAGCGGCACCGACACCATGACAATCGCGCTGAGCAATCTGGCGCGGGTGTCCTGCAGCGAGCCGTTCGTGGTCGGCGGCGGGCTGGTCACGTACAGCCTGCAGTTCGAGGCGAAGAAAGACGCATCGGTCTTCTCAGTCACGGTCGCATAGGCGCGACCAGAAAGGGCGTGGACGTATGGACCATACCGTCACCATCGCGGGCGGCAAGTGGACGTATCGGTGTAGCATGGGCAGAAAGCGCGCGTACTACGCGGCCATGCAGGAGGCCCTGGCAGTGCCGTCCGACGACATGCAGGGCGTCTTCGCGGCGCGCATCGCGCAGTCGGATGCAATGCTGCAGTTTGTGGCTGATTGTGTGCGCAAGGTCGATGGCCTGAAGGACGCCAGCGGGAAGGCGTACAAGTCCGTGCAGGCGGCGATTGAGGACCTGGACGAGGGCGACGTGGTGCTGCTGGTCGGGGCCATCGTGAACAATCAGGACGACGCGGACGGCGAGCCGGGAAACGACAGCAGCGGGTCAGCCTCGCCGCACGAGCCTACTATCGCGGCAGAGAAGTAGGCGACCCGCCGCACTCGCTCATGCTCTGGACGCTGTTGCAGAGACTGCCGGGCTACACGCGCGAGACGCTGGAAGCCGAGGACGCGGCGCTGGTCGATGACTGGCTGACAATACTCGCGGCGGAGGCATTCGTCGCGAAGGAACGCGAGAAGCAAACCTCGCTGAGGAGCAAGCGCCGTGGCTGACATGACCGCGCAGTTTGCGATCCAGGTATTGACTGATCAGGCCATGCGTGACGTGAAGGCCTTCGGCAATGCCGCGGTACGCACGCTCAATCAGGCAGGCACGCAGGCCACTGGGAAGCTGTCCAGTGGACTGGGCACATTGCAGCAACGCCTGTCTGCCGGGCAGCAGCAGGTGGATGCGTTTAATGCCAAGTGGGGCAACACGTTGCGCCTCGGGCAGCAGGTCGGCGCGGGCATGACGGCGGCGGGCGGCGCAATCGCGCTCGGCCTCGGCAAGGCGTATCAGGCAGCGGCGCAGTTTGACCAGGGAATGCGCAATGTCAACTCCATCGCGAAGCTCAACACCGAGGAGTTCGACAAGCTCACCAAGTCCGTCAAGGGCATCGCCGCGCAGGGCACCGTGAAAGACAGTGCG